CAACTCCGTCTTTTGCTACGTTAATAGTTAGTGTAGCAGAGTCTGAACTAACTGTAAAGTTACCAGTTAGCGGAATCGCTGCGTCTGCAACATAACCCGATGCACCTCCTAGTGCTGGATTGCCTACATCACCATCTTGGAATATTGTTCTAATAGTTGTAAGTGATGGCTTGCTAATAACCGGAGCAATATATGAATTGTGTAGTGCATAACCTAGTGGGTTGTTTGATTGTATACCTGCAGGTGTGCGCATTGCGTCATTCCATTCTGGAGCAAGACTGTTGCCATCCCACAAAGTTGAATAATCAAACATACAGAAGTTTAACAAGTACAAGTATTCTTTTGCTGCTACTTCAAATGCATCACCGTCTGTTTTAAATGCATCTGCAGGACTGTTATACCCTTGTGGATCCCACATGCTTGCATCATACGCTTCTACCATTGCGTTATACAATGGACCAGTTGCCCAGTCTGAACTTATGCTAGGATACAACTTTAATGTTTGTGCATCTAAGCCATGCATATGTAGTGTATGGAATACGTGCTCAATAACTTCTTGTGCATCGATATCGCCATCTCCAGGTGCTCCGCCTGTTGAATTCAAATACCAAACCATATCGTTTTGCATTGTTGCATCAAACAATGGCGATAGTCCCCACGCACTTATTCCTGCATCAGTTAAGAAGTTTGGAGTATAGTCGCCGCCTGCACCTCTTGCAATTCTTTGTATAGTTGGAGCGTTTGGATGGTATGAAGTTGTAGCACCGATTAGTGTTTGGATCATTTGGTTTTGAGCGCCTTCACTAATGTCTGCACCAGTTGGATCTGTAAACAGTTCAAACATACGTGCTACTTTATCAGCAAACAAATCTGGTACTGCTGTTTGACCGCCTACGCCGCCTGCAATAACAAGTCTAACACCGCCAACTTGCATTTCTCTTTTAAAGAATGCACTGCCTGGACCTTCAAAGTCTTTAGCGGCTGTTTTTCTTCTTGGACCGTTGTCTAAGTCTGAACTTGATACACCAGTAATTGTATACGCTACATTAGTTGCGTCTGCTACATTAGTAGTTGTAAGTGTAAATGTTGTGTTTTCACCTTCAGTTATTGATTCACTGCTAGCTGCTAGTGCATACGATTCGCCGCCGGCAGGTGTAGTACTTGTATCATTAATTGTAACCGAATTTGAAGTTGCGACTATTGATCCGCCTACGCTGCCTGTTCTTACACTTGCTGTGAAAGTTTCTGCGCCTTCAGTTGTTGCGTCAGCTGTCGGAGTAACACTAAACGAACCTGCGTTGCTTGTAATTGTAAAGCTACCGGTTGATGTACCAAAGTCACCTGCGTTTGTAACACTCCAATATAGTGTAGTTGCATCTGCTACGTTAGTTGTAGTAACGTTGAATGTTAGCGCACTACCTTCATTTACGTTGTTTGCTGCTGGCGCAACGGCATAAGTTGGAGGCACAGCCGGCGTTGTACTTGTGTCATTAATTGTAACACTTTGCGTCACGCTCAATCCATTCAGTGTCATTAAGAAGGTTTCTACACCTTCAGTTGTAGCGTCAGCTGTTACACTAAATGTAGCAGTTGCGGTATTATTATTTACAGTAAAGTTACCGACTAAATTAGCGCCAGCAATATCTGCACTAGTTACGCCTGTAATTGTATAAGGAACAACTGTTCCGTTTGTTACATTAGTAGTTGTTAATGTAATTGTAAACTGATTACCTTCGTCAGTTGATATAGTAGAGCTCGATAATGAGTATGTAGCTGCCGCTCCCTTAGTAGTTCCTAATGTAAGTTGTACGTTACTGTTAAATTTATTGAATAAAAATTTATTGTTGCCGCCAGCCAAACTTCGATAGTCGGCATAATCGTTATTCAGTCCAGTAGAATACAACTGATTTGTCTTAGCAGTATCGTTAATCCAAGAAACTCCTTGTGCAGGAGTGATACTCGGTTTTATCTGTGCGTATAGTGCTAACACTCCAGCTACTTGAGGTGCAGCCATACTTGTTCCGGATATGTTTGATATTCTAAAATTTGTGTCGGTAGGATATTCGCCATCTCCACCAAAAACGTTTACGTTAGATGCTGCCGCCATTATATTTGTGCCAGGTGCAAATACACTAACTCCAGGTCCGGTTTCAGAACTTATTGCTTTCTGTTCTGATCCACCAGAATGTATTGTACTATCCACATTACCAACTATGTGTGCTTCTTCATCGTGCGGCGAACTTCCTCTATTATAGTAAACATTAGTCGGAAAAGCAATATAAGTGCCTGTTAAGTTATTATCGTAATCCACTCCGCCTTCGACGTCAATTTTATGATAATTATTACCTGCTGCAATTACAACATGAATACCTGCATCTATCATTTCTTGTAAATCAGCGTCTACACTAGCAATTCTTACATTTGTTTTATACCTACTACCATCAAACAATGGTATTAGTCCTTTAGATGTCAGCTCACTTGTTTGGTCTATATCTGTTCCTGTGTAAGTAACGCCTCTATATTCTATTGCAGATAAACTAGACCAATAACTAGAATAGCCCCAACTCATATTTACGATAGTAGGACGCTTATGTCCTGTTACAGGATCAATTGGTTTATTATTGTGCCATTCTTTGACAACGTCAAAACAATCTGAAATAGGAATTCCACTATTAGGATCTGTAGGACCTTTTAATCCGTCTACTTTAAGTGCATAAATTCTAGCATTTTTTGCCCAACCATAAGTTTTACCTGCTATAGTAGAGCCTACATGAGTGCCATGTCCGTGATAATCTGTATAAAAGTCAGTTGGAAAAGTACCAGATAACCCGCTTTCGCTATACCAGTCAATTTCCTGTAGACGAGAAACACCACTTGCATCTTGCCATTCTGGATGATTTGCTTGTATTCCGGTATCGTGAACAACAATGTCGACACCTGTGCCGTCTAACGTGTAATTATAATCGCCGCTAACAGTTGATCCAGTATAAGGATTAGTTTCTTCGTTACACCTACGTAATCCCCAGTTTACAAAATCTCCTACATCCTCTGTAGTTTTAGTAAAATTTCCAGGCTGTGATGCTCTTAAGCCTAATTCAATATCTTTCCTATGTTCAGGAGGAAGTTCTACATCGTAGACTCTTGGGTCATTGCGCAAGGTGTCTGCTTCAGTTTCAGTTAGCATGTAGTGCGTGTTACGTTTTGATCCAGGACGAGGATTAGCAACAGATGCGCTACGGTTAGGTACTGCGCCAGTACCTATAGTTGAAACCATCTCAGCATCAAATGCTCGATAATCAACATTTCTATGTAATGTTACGATATATTCTTTTTCACTCATGATTTATTCCTAATAGTAAATTTATTGAACTATTACTATTTACTTACTTTGAGCCGGAAGAATATAATCATACTTTATCATTCCGCTGTCTACACTAATCATCATTGCACCTTGACTAGAAATACTCATAGTCAAATCACCGTCTAGATTAAGAATAGCTTGTACAGCAGCCACCGGCCAACTCCATGCATTGCTAAGAGTACCTTCTACGTCTGTCTCGAACACAAAACTACCTGCGTGTGTACTTGCATCACCAAAGTAGAATACTAAGTTACTGTCTTCTGTCTTTACAGTAAATACGGTTTCTTCTGAGTGTGCCGCTGCTTGTAATTTCATTCGTGAAATAGCAGCCATAGTAGGTTGGAACACAACGTCCCAAGATGCACCTTTGAACTTTACAGTCTTTAGTTTTTCTTCAATGATTGCTTTATTCATAAAGCGGTAGTCATTTTGGAAATCGCCTGTTGCGTTTTCAAAGTGAATGTGTGTTGGAATAGTTTCATCATTGCGCTCTGCTTCAATAACAGCAATGTTTGCGTTGTCCTTGTACTCTGGATTTTTAAGATGCAGTGCAAGTTTATCTAAATTCGGCATACCAAAAGTGCCAGTAAACTCTGCAACAGGTGAACGAGTTTTAGCAGATAATATCACCGAACGATCCTCTGCCATTGCATCAATTTGTGTATCTGCTTCGTTGGTTACTTTAACTAGACTGAGGAAGCCTAGTGCATGTGTATGTGCTACTACATCTTGTAAAATATCTTTCATGTGCCTTAATCTCCATTATAGATTGCTTATTAAATTATATTAGTAATGCCTTGATTTGTCAAGAACTTTTTTACATCGTATTTAGGTTCAAACCCTAAACTCTGTATTTTTTCTATCCGCGCTTGAGTGAAACTTCTTTCGTGCTCAGTATTTAGACGGATCGGAACATTTGGTGCTAAATGTTGGACAGGTACTGCTACACCTGTTCCAATATCTAGGATACCCGTTACGTCACTGTTTATTAATATTTCTATAGCATCACAAAGATCTTCAATATGCACAAAGTCACGCCTGTGTTGAGTAACATATTCTAGTGTGCCATTTAACAGCTTGTGTATGAACATGTTTTCTCTAGGTGTTTCACTGTAAACAGTGTGGAATCTCATTCCTACAGCATTAGAATGCACTCGGGCAAGTTCGTCACAAATGTGTTTGCTCATAGCGTAAGGGTTCAATTCGGGCTCGTATGCGCTACTAGAGCTAGCATACAGCACTCTAGCAGTTGAAAAGCGTTCTAGCATACGTTTTGTTACTTCTACATTATTTCGCCAGTAAGCACTAGGATTTTTAACGCTTTCTCTTACGCCACTTTTGCCAGCAAGATGTATAACAATGTCAGGAGTGATGTCTAACGGACAGTCGTATAAGTCTTTGCCGTCCTTTAGATCAATACAGCATAGATTATATTTTCTTTCTAGCTTTTGCTTGAGGTGACTTCCTATAAAGCCTCTATATCCCGTGAGTAAAATATTCATAGAATTAATTCATTTAATGAGTCTTTATTGCCAATCTCCCCTTTAAAGAACGTGTTAAACGCAAGACTAATCCTGCAAGCATTTTCTTCTTTAATAGGGTCAACTGAATGAACAGTGTCAGAAGGAAATAAAATTAACATTTTTTCTTGTACAGGGAAAATATTTACGTTTGAGTTATATTTGTTAGGTTTGTTAGACGATATACAAAATATTGGATCAAATACAGATTTATGAAATACAATACTGTCTTCCTGAATTGTTTTAAAATAAAAAACTCCGCTAAGATAACTATTAGGGTGCCGATGGACGTGATGATAATCTCCGGTGTACGAATAATTTAACCAGCTTTGAGTAATATAAGGATCAATAGTTGTGTTTGGACTAATTGTAGTATCCCAGTATTCTTCGATTTTGGCTTCTATAAATGTTTTTAGTTGGGCAAATCGTTTGTCTGTATCTAATATATGGTTAGCAACACTGGTATAATTTCCTTCATTTTTGTTCAATGTTTCTTCGTAATCGGAGATAGCTTCATGTTCAGCTGGCAGAAACTCCCTATCCAAATAACACGATGCTACTGGTGTAGGGAATATAGACACTACATTCATATCATCCTCCAAAGTCAAACAAACTTGAGAATGTGGTGTGTTGTTTTGTATCCTCTAATGGATAGTTAAGCACACCAATCAAGTTGTCTAACTTATTATCAATAATAGTTTCCGCCATCGCTGCATCATCAAACGGAAGTTCTTTGAACCAATCCGGAATACGTAATTCGTCTGTAGGATATGCAACACTTGTATAGCCTAGTGGATTTTGTTTTAGTTTGCAAACAATAACTTTCATACCATCCACAATCTCTTGCGAGTACTTGTCACCGTTCATGCGCTTGAGTGTATTCCAGTTGAGACTTGCTCTTACGTGTCCAGGCATGTTTGCTTTACCTTGCTTCTCTTCTAAGCGACGATAATGTCCAACTTTGTTTGCACGTTTGGGAGATCCTTTCTCCCAGCCAGGACGCTCTGAGAACTCTTTTCGAAATACAGTAATACGTTCTAGTATATCTTCTTGCGGCACATCTGTAAGTACCATAAGTAATAATTCACTTAGAAACTCTTGCATAAACACAGGCGTATCTGACCTACGCAAGTCTAAGCCCATTGCTTTTACTTTGCCAGGCTTGCCGTCGAAATCTCGACGTACACCTTCGTCATCATACACAAGGATAGCATAACGTTTTTTAGTAATAAACAATCCTGAACTGCCTACAATTTCACGTCCAGCCGCAATAACTTCTGCACGACTTTTTGGACAGTGAAATGCTTTGCTCATAAAACTTACAAACGTGCCGTCTACTGCTTCACACACCTGTTCATAGAGTTGTGTAACGTTTTCCTTGTTCCAAGGAATGTTGCCTGCCTTAATATCATCTTCGAGTGTAGTGTATGCTGAGAAATACACAGAGTCAGTATCACCATATATAACCGCTTTGCCTATATGATCATATTCTCCTGTAATACAGTTGTTTACTTCAGCACTCATGTGCTTAACAATTTGTCTGCCTGTTAGTGTAGTACTCTGTCCTATACGCTTGTCAAAGAACCTGCAACCAGGATTGAGAATAGCTCCATACAAACTGTTCAAGTTAATCTTTTTAACCAACTGTCGCTTGTCCCAAAATGCAATTTCTGTGTCGTTTCCTGCTTCCTGAGCCTTTTTCTTCATACCCTGAAGCTCTTTTCGTTCTGCATACCAACGCTTCAATATTCCAGGAATAACGCCTTCAAATTCTGTAGTAAAGATAGTACCGTTAGCACTAAGCATCCATGGCATCTGGCTATCAAAGATTATTTTATAGATTTCAGCACCACTTAATACGTCAACTCTACCATCTTCCCAGTCAATTGTAAGTGCAACATCCTTACGTTGTTCCATAACTGCGTCATATTCTTCGACATTAAAACGGCCTTCCCAACTACCTGCAAATGATTTCTTCTTTAGGCCCATATCTTCTTTGATACGTTCTTCAGTAATCTCAGGCCGTATCTGTCCTACAATAGTTTCCGGAGCCATATTCAACGCACGAATTACACTAGGATATAGTGAGTTTAAATCCATTGACCCAATCCACTGGTGCAACCCTTTTTTCGGAAACGCAACATAAGCGCCTGCCGCTTGAGTATTTTCATCATCGCGCTTTTTTCGATTGGGAACTTGTAAACCTCTATGATGTGCTTCGTTGATGATTGCTTGTTCTGTAACTGCAACAGCACCCATTGTTGTTTGTAGCAACACAGTATTTGCATGTGCAAGTTCGTTGCTAAGATCAATAAAACGTAACTTCTTATCTAGTTTGTCAAGTAGTGCGGTATCTTGAATGTTATATTCAATAAACTTACGGAAGTCTTGATTATATAATTGATCAAGTGTACCTTCATACGCAACTTTGTTTTCGCCAACTTCAATTTCGCCAATGGCATCTAATCGATATGTGTGACGTTCTTCATATGTGTACTTACGATATAGTTCTAAACTGTCTAAGTGTACACGACCCACCAAGTCAAATGTTTCTGCTGCCTTACCATAACGCTCATATTCACGTTTTTTAGGAAGTTGTCCCCATAAACAAAAACGTCTTGTGTCGTCCTTGCTTAGTACACGACTTGTTCTGTTTACAGTATACGGAATATCATAACCCTCACTGTTCCAACCCGATAAAATATCAGCATCTTCAATTAGTGTTAAGAACGTGTCAATCATGTCACCTTCACGTTCAAACAGCATTACATTGTCAATGCCTTCTAGTTCTTTTTCAGCTTGCTCCATTGTAAGTGTCTTTGGAGGCACTGCTAAACAGATCATTGTTTCCATCCATTGTAAGTATACAGAGATACTTGTAATAGGCATAAACGGATCACTAGGATCAGCAAAGCCTTTCTCCGGATCAAAGTCTGTCTCAATATCAAAGAACGCAATGTTTAGTTTAGGAGCATCTTGATTAAGATAGTTCTCACTCAAACATTGGAATATAGGATTAATATCGCTTTCAAACAGCTTCTTACTGTTATTGATTGCAACTTCTTTGCGAAAGTCTTTTGTGTTCTTACACACAATACGACTTAGAGGATCACCGTACACACTCTTGTACTTGCCTCGTTGGTCTTCATAGTAAAAAGTATATTTTGCTTGATATTCTTGGAAGTGCCGTTTTCCGTCTCTACGTTCCACAGCACGAATAATGTCTGCGTCTCTATCAAAGTACGCATCTACGTAACTCAATGTTTTCTCCTTTGTTGTTTATGGCCAACTGTACCTTCTACATGCTCGTAAGTGAGCGACTCTATGATATTTATTAATACCAGCCCATTGCACGACCAAAGCCGAATACGTGTAAACATGCAAAGTAACTGGTCATTACTAATGGCCAACCTGCACCTCTACGTAAAAATGCAACAACGCTTAAACAAGCACCTGTAAAACTTACTGGATAAATTAAATGCATAGGAGGATGTTGTGCTGTGATACTAATCCAGGTCATACTAACAAATACGCATGCACTAGCAACAGTTTCATAATAAAATGCAGTAGTATCGCTGGTATAACTTCGAATCCAGAATTCTTTTACTTTTTGCCAAAGTGTCATACTACTTGTCCTTACCTACAGTAACAACAAGCGTTTCAAGATCTTCAAAGTCTGAGTATACTTTATCCCAATCTGAATTTTTAGCAACTTTAATTGCTTTATTGATAAGTGCAGGTTTAACATCTAGTTCTTCTGCAACTGCTTTGACCGTCTCTTTAAGACCTTGCTGTAGATCTTCAACTTCTTGAAGTACAGTAACTCCTTCGGTTACTAGTTTCTCTAATTTTGCTTTTTCTTCTGCGCCGTAAGTTCTATCACTCATATAGTATCTCCGTGTATATGTAAAACTTAATTATACGCTAGATATAAGTGTTTGTCAAGAAAAGACTTTGAAATTATCAAATGCTCTGTCCCAACCAAAATACTGTGCCTTCCAGTCTGCTTGGTCGTCAGCGTTAAGGGTTATCCATTGATCTTTTTTCTTAAGAACTGCTTCGGCTTGGTGCTCCCAATCTGCACTAAAAATTAATTCTTCTGCCTTGCATTTACCTTCTTGTGCTTCTTCATAAGTCCAGTAATCTGCTTCTATGTGAAACAGTTCCATACAGCCGCCTGGGTAAACATAGTCGAGACTAAAGTCTATACCCCATTTAGGACGTATTGCTAGAAGTTTGTTTAGTTCAGGCTTTTGATGACTTAATCTAATGAGTTGTTCTTTTGCTTCATCAGCAAATTCCCAGCGGGTGCTTATCATTGAATGATCTACAACACAGTTAAACGTACTTTTTTGTATATCTACAACCCAATCTACGTGATTTGCAATATGGAATAAGTGCTGTTCTGAAATGTTAATGTTGTTATGTTTATAATATTCTTGTTCTAGTAAATTTATTTCGAATCCGTCCTTATCGAAATATTTCATTGATGTATCTAATACAAGTTTATCGTCTAGTGGTTTTGTAATACTTGCGTCTGGAGTAAAATAATTATTCTCTACTACCTTCAAATCCATTTTTTTGAAACTGCTTTTTCAGCAAGTTTGAGACGTAAAGATTCTTTGTAAGGACTATTTGCACTTTCAGCATGCATTGCAGCCATATGCTTCTTGTATTTTTTAGTACCTTTTTTGTGAGGTGATTTACCTTCAGCAACTTCACCTTCACTAAACTTCATATCGTATTCTAAATTATGATATACACTACCGATGTAGTCAGCAGCTTTTGTAATTTTAGCTTGTTGCCATCCTTCTAAGCCTTCTGCTTCGCTTACACCTTTTAGCATGTCGTGTAATTTAATAGCATATTTTGCAATTTTGTATAGATCAGCTCTAGCCATTTGCACTTCGTGGTCGCGTTCTGCCATTTGCGCCATGTCAGCTAAACCTTCATTAGTCTGTTCAGTCATTGTACACTCCGAGTAATAACAATATAATTGTATTTATCGTTTTATAGTCTTACCGCCCATAATATTTTTATTAACATCTAGTGCGTTTTTAGCAGTACCGTCAGAATTTTTTACTTGCGGAGCTTCTGGTGCACCGTATTTGCCTTTTTTTGATATCTTGCGTTTGCCACCCGGCACACTAGCAATAGATGCTATAGATCCTGCTGTTGTTGCTCCTGCCGTTGCCGACTCTGCTAGACCCCAACCCTTGCTTAAATATTCCTGTTCTTTGTCTTTATCTATAACAATAGTTTTGCCGTTTTTGCTAACCATTACTTCTTTGCTAGGATCTTTAAGTTGTCTAGTTTCTTTACGTTCTGTTATATCTCTAATTTTCATAACTGTACACCTTTTGTGTATTTATCGTGTTTGTTTGCAAAAAAATCCGCTACTCGTGCTAAAAATACTGGACCATGATGAGATAAATCTCTAGCATCACGATCCGGTTTTAAATCAGTATGATGACCATTGCTAAAAAGGTAAAATGGTATATTTTTATATTTTGCTATTAATTCTAGTGTTGCTATAGCATTCATATTGACTATCTGTCCAGTTCCCTCTAACGAATCTATAACGTCTAATTTTTGTTTTTCAGTTTTTATATAATTGTTATCTAACCAATTACGTAAGACAGACATTGTTTCATGACTGCGTCTCCAAAGTGCAATTCTTCCAGGCGGCGGCTCGAATACAAAAAATGCAGTTGGATTAGGTATATCTTCATCCATCCAATGCAACACATAATGCATAATTGCATCGAGGCCGAATGCAGGAATACCTAGATTATAAACTGGTTGTTTTAGTGTTCGTCCTAATACTTCAGGCCAACTTTGATGCTGGTCAACTCCTATACCAAAAGTATAGCTACATCCAAAACAAACTATTCCTGGTTTTTTATCCCAATGATCTCCCCTAAAACAATTACTATTGATTTTATAAGTAATTTTATTTTTTATTGGGCGCCTTTTGCGATCGGCAAATCCTAAATTTATTAATTTTTGTCTAGCAATAGGATTTTTCATATTTCGATTAAACGTGTCAAGACAATCGCTAGGAATCCATTCGGTTATGAAATAATTATCGTTGTCTTTTCTAATTTCATTCAATAATTGAAGTGGCTGTCTTGCAGTTCCACTTACTGCAATTGCATCAAGATAAATTTTTTTTGTAATTTCTGGAATCATACAGTTATTTATAACTGCTAAGTTGGAGCTTAGATTTTTCTTATACAAGTAAAGAGAAATGCATCAACATCTATTTTCGCTCTAAAGGTTTCGTCACAAAACTCGTTGCCTTTTAGTATGTCTACTTTAGGTAAATCGCCGTCCTCGTGCGTTACAGTAATAATACCACAGCCACCGGTAACACAAAAGGCTATAATTAAAAATAGGCCTTTCATATAATTATTTAACAAAAAAGTGTAAATATTACTGATTAGACATTCTGTGGTTTACTTCTGCGTGTTTTGCTTCATCTGCTCTTACACACTTTATCATATCTGATAATTTAGCATCTTTTTGCAAACCATAATACTCTATTGCCAGTTGTGGTGCTGGTGGATTAGGCAGTTGGTTATTTTTGATCATTTCTAAATAATTAGTATAACTACGTACTGCTTCTTCTTCAAAGTATGCTATCATTTTATGTGCAGTTTTAGGAAACAAAACATACATTACAAAGTAAAACACCCAAAATATTGCTTGTGCAAATAACACTAGCAATCTCTCGAACCAATTAGGTTTTGCAATTTCTATAAAAAACATCAAGTGCATACGTTCATTTTCTGCTTCTGCTAGCAGTTCACGTATAATAGGACCATATCCAGTTTTCATTTGACGTAAACTTCTTAAGTGTAGCCACATACCTGCTACTATGCCTGGCACACCTGCGATTGTTTCTAATACAACTGCTCTATGACCATATCTTTTTCTAAAAAATGCATCAGCAAAAAGGCGGAAAAACTTAGTCATTGACATAGCAGTTACGTCTGATATTTTTTCAGTATAAGTCACTTTTTTCCTCTGTTATGCGAGATCTTTTGCAGGTTCTTCCATATTATCTTTAAATAACGGAAGTTGTCTTTTAACAAAATTAGTTATAGGATCAACAATGTATGGTTTTGCCTTTTTAAACAACCATACTGTGCCGCCTATCAAATACAGCCACGCAACAATAGTAGCAACATTGCCCAAACCTAAGCTAAGTAGCCAGGAGCCCACCATTTTTGTTGCAGAAATAACTTCAGGTAGTGCAAGTCCGATTGTCTCGAGGCCCTTAGCAATAATTTCAGTAATTATTTCTATGGGAGCATCAGCCAACCCTTCTGGCTCGTAACTCTTAATAAAATCAATAAACCCGTCCCAGCCTTGTTCTAGTTTATCCATAAATGCTGTGTCTACTTTATCGCCAGCAGCATAATCAATTCCAGGAATTTCCATTCCTAAAAATGTGGTAGGGTCAGTCTTAATGTTCAAACTATCAATAAGAACATTATATAGTGTTACAGCCGCAGCGCCGATGCCTATCATTAGTGCTTGCATAGGCTTAAACAAAATTGTACTAATAATCATCCAAACCAATTTATTAATATTAACAAAAACAAATTCTGGTGCGCCCTTAATTCCAGCCCAAATATTTCTTACTATTTGTTTTATACTATCAAAAAAACTGTCACTGAGTTTTTCTATAGCACTTTCTGTACCAGGCGTGTTGTATTTCTTTTTAAGGACTTTTTCAACTTCTTTTTTAGCGGAGCCTAGATCACCTTCTGCTAGATAATTATTCCAAAAACCTTCAAACAATAGTTCTTGCTCTTCGGATAGCATAGCTCTAGGAATATAATCAGTTTCTTCTTTGATTACACCTGCTAGATATTGTATTCTTCCTAAATCTTCAGTAATCATTTCTTTTTCCTACCACCTTTCATATTAAGACACCAGTGATACATTTTTCCTTTCTCGCCACTATATTTAGCAGCCTTTTTACGCAGGCTTGTGACACTGCCTTTACAACTAGCACCTGCACGTTTTACACGGCCTGGTCTGCTTTTGCCTTTTTTCTTACCATCAGCAAAGTTTTCAGTAGCCACTAATCTATCACCAACATCTGTAACTTTTAGTTTAGTGTATTTGGATAAATTATCCCAAATCTTTCTACCGCCAGGTGTTTGATGTGCGTCACTGTAAAGTTTACCGTACTTTTTAACCAAGTAAGCATACACATCTGTTGCTTTAACTGTGCCATTGCTTCTCACATTACCAAT